CTACAGAAGCTCCTACTGCGAGTCCCGTAGGACTAGCAGAAGCATTAAAGATAAGAATCATTACTAAAGGTCCACCATATATGAGCATGGTTCTCAGAGCACTTTGGAAAAAAGTATTCTCAGTTCTCTCAGCAAACAAATGTTTTCAATTAATTATGAACGGTGGTGTAACAGAAGAATATCTTCTAAACACCTTAAAGTCAAAATTAAAAGAAGACGAATATTTCCTGTCAGGAGACTATAAAGAAGCGACAGACAACATCAAGAGCTGGGTAAGTGAGACAGTTGGAAACCAACTATCAAGCGAACTCAAACTCTATGAAGTTGAAAATCGACTATTCTTACAATCTTTGACGGGTCACAACTTCGAAGTAGAAGTTGAAACTGCTGAGGGCAAACAAAAGGTACTATTACCCCAAAAGAGAGGACAGCTCATGGGCTCAATAACTAGCTTCCCCGTCCTTAACATTATAAATGCAACAGCTTGCCGCTGGTCCATGGAACTTGCATATAAGAAGAAGATTCTTCTTAGAGATGCAAAACTATGTATCAATGGTGACGACTGTGCATTTGTAACAACAAAGGAGGGTTATCACATTTGGCAAAAGATCACTAAGGCCTTAGGTCTGACAGAATCAATTGGAAAGACTTTCCTTGACAAAAGATTTGTGAATATTAATTCAACAAACTTTATCTTTTCTCCTGAAATATCGGAGAATGACGGAAAACCTTATCCAAAGCAATTCTGGGACCAGAGGGATGATGAAACTTGGCACAAACGTGTAAATCCATACTATCTAACTAAGTATGTAAATCTTGGTCTGCTCCACGGCGTCAAACGCTCTGGGGAGAAAACTAACCTTAAGGGTCAGTCAGATCAACACAACAACTTAGGAAGTAGATATCGGAAGTTAATGAGTCTATGTCCATATCAATGTAAAGAGGAGGTGCACAAGAAGTTCATTCAAAATCATAGAGAGATTTTGAAAAAGTTCAATCTTCCATGGTACATACCTGAATGGCTAGGAGGCTGGGGACTAACCGGTTTTAAGAAACCATCTGAGTTAGATCGCAAGATCGCCTGGATGATTCTTCAAAACTGGAAAGACCGACAGCCAATACAAATAGCACATTCAAATGCAACCTGGAAGACTTGGCAAATCGCCGCTAAGCGTATGCCTGAACCTTTATATACGAGTAAGAAAGGAAAAGAAACAGAACATTACTGTCAGCTAATGAGTCAAAAAGTTATTGACTTACTATTTGATAGTAACATCCGTTTCCATGACCTGGCTTACGAATCAGAGGAAGACGAGACAAGACATGTCATACGCGTAATGAAGCACAATGAAGAACTGTGGTCGGCAAAAACCTACACAGTCCTCCCTGGTACCCAGTTGCCCGAAGACAAGCTTATCTATATTCCCAGATATCGTACATATAGAACTCCACTCCAAATTACTTCTCTCGCCATATTAGATTAAGTTGCTAAACAAAATCTAATCATTCACGTTAACCGTTCAACCACAAATGGAGACCCGCATCCTAGCGATAGAGATAACGGTCTGTGGTCAATATATTGTAAAGTCCTTGCCCTTCCTTGCCAGAGTGAAGCATTACTATCTCTCTCTCCCGAGAGATACTTGCGACACCTGGAAAGGTCTAGGGATAGACAATACAAT